GCCGCGCTCCGGGCTCGCGCGCGACCACGGCGTGATGGCTGCGTTCGGCTCGGTGGATAGCGACTATCGCGGCGAGATCGCCGTGACGCTGTTCAACTTCAGCGGACAGGATTACAAGGTCCTCGCGGGCGAGCGCATCGCGCAGCTCGTGTTTGCGCCTGTGATCGTTCCCGACGACATGCTCTCGCGTGACGGCACGTGGTCGCCGCCCGCGCTCGTCGCGACGCTTGCGGAGCTCGGCGAGACCCAGCGCGGCGCGAGCGGCCACGGAAGCAGCGGGCGCGTATGAGAGACGCGAGAGGTGAACGTATCGGCGACTGGATGCAGACCTTCACGGGCCGGCAGTTCTTCCCGCTCGATCCGCGCGCAGACGAAATCGATATCCGCGACATCGCCCACGGCCTCGCGATGGTGTGCCGCTACAACGGGCACTGCCTCCGCTTCTACAGTGTGGCCGAGCACAGCGTGCTCATCAGTCGTCGCGTGCCCGCAGCGTCCGCTCGGCTCGCGCTGATGCACGACGCGGGTGAGGCGTACATCGGCGACATGATCCGGCCGTTGAAACACGACCCGTCGATGGCGGGATTCCGCCGGGCCGAGGATGTGCTCGCCGACGCCATCGTGGATCGCTTCGGCATCGAGTGCCCGGATGCGGCGCAAGCCGACGTGAGCGCCGCCGACACGCGCATCCTGATCGACGAGCGCGATCAGATCATGCACAACCCGCCGCCCGCGAAGTGGGGCAGCATCGAAGGGCTAGAGGCGCTCGGCGTGACCATCGAGGGATGGACGCCAGACGAGGCCGAGCGGATGTTCCTGGTGCGGTTCTGCGAGCTGTTCCCGGAGCACGCCGTGCCGGTTCCCGCTATGACGCCGCGCGCCGAGCTCGACGCAGCCGCGAAGGCGTACGCCGCACTCCCTGCGATGCCGCCCACAAGCAAGACGCCCGAGGCTATCGCGGCGCACAAGGAGTGGACGATGCAGCGCGCCGAGGCGCAGGGCAGGCTCGAGCGGGCGGCGCTCAACTGTCGCTGAAGCTTCCAAGGCTTCCGCAATGCCCCGACCATCAGCGTCAGGGATGATTACCGCGAACAAGTCGCGCAACCCCGAACCATGTGAGCCAACGTGAACCCCGACGCCAACCCCGACGCCTATCGCGATTTCATTGCACGGAAGTCGCGCGTTGTGAACGCCGAGCCGGTGCCGATGGCGGACGACGGCATCGCCGAGCACCTGTTCCCGCACCAGCGCGATCTCGTCGGGTGGGCGCTACGGCGCGGCCGAGCTGCGATCTTCGCCGACTGCGGCATGGGCAAGACGGCGATCCAACTCGAGTGGGCTCGGCACTGCGCCGAGCACGGCCGCGTATTGATTCTCGCGCCGCTCGCCGTGGGCGAGCAGACCGTAGCCGAAGGTGCCCGGTTCGGCGTCGCGGTCGAATACGCACGCGAGGACACGGGCGCGCGCATCACGATCACGAACTACGAGATGCTCCACGCGTTCAATCCCGCCGCGTTCGTTGCCGTGGTGATCGACGAGAGCTCGCGCCTGAAGGACGCAACCGGCAAGCAGCGCACGCAAATCATCGAAGCGTTCGCGGCGACGCGATGGCGCCTCGCGTGTACCGCGACGCCGGCACCAAACGACTTCACCGAGCTCGGCAACCATTCGCAGTTCCTCGGCGTGAAGTCGCACGTCGAGATGCTGTCCGAGTACTTCGTCCATGACGGCGGCGATACGTCGGTCTGGCGCCTCAAGGGTCACGCCGAGCAAGAGTTCTGGCGCTGGGTCTGCTCGTGGGGCGCCGTCGTGAAGAGGCCGAGCGACCTGGGGCACTCGGACGAGGGCTACGCGCTGCCCGAGCTTCGCAGGCACGACCACGTGATCAGCGTGGACCACAAGACGGCGCAGGCCGCCGGGATGTTGTTCGCTGACGAGGTGCGCTCGCTTTCCGATCAGCGCGCGACGCGACGCGCGACGACCGCCGACCGCATCGCCAAGGTGCTCGAGTTGACCAAGGCGGCGCCGTGGGCGAAGAAGGGCCGCAAGACCAACAACACGCCCGTGCTGATCTGGTGCGAGTTGAACACCGAGCAGGACGCCATCGCGGAGGCGCTGGCGGAAGCAGGCGTGTCGATCGTGTCGATCGACGGCTCGATGTCGAACGAGGACAAGATCGCGTGCCACGCGGAGTGGCTCAGCGGCAAGGTCCAGGCGATGGCCACGAAGATGTCGATCTTTGGCCACGGCTTGAACTGGCAGCACTGCTGGACGATGATCTTCGTCGGCGTCTCGCACAGCTTCGAGCAGACGTATCAGGGTCTGCGGAGATGCTGGCGCTTCGGACAGACGCATCCGGTCGACGTCCACGTCATCCGCGCCGAGACTGAGGGCGCAATCGTCGAGAATCTGCGGCGCAAGGGCGAGGATGCCGAGCGACTCGCGGGCGAGATGGTCGCGCGCGTCGGCGCGATGATGCGCGAGGAGATCACGGGGGCGAAGCGCGAGTGGGATATCTACAGGCCATCCGAGATCGTCATGCCATCGTGGCTCACGAGCGGCGCATCATGATGGAGGTGACCCTGCCCGCATGGATGACCGACGGCCATGACACGGGGCCACTGCCAGAGCACAAGCCGACAGGAGATGTAGTCGCGTACATCTACGGACTCGTCGATCCGGAGACGGAGCAAATCCGGTACATCGGTAAATCGATTCGACCAGCCGAGCGACTAGAGAATCACATCAACGAGCCACCATCCAACTGTCACCGGTCGCACTGGCTTCAGAAGTTGAAACGCGCCGGACTTCGTCCAGGGATTGTGATTATCGAGAGCGTTGTTGGCGCGTGGCCGTGGCAGGAGTCCGAGCGATTCTGGATCGCGTACGGTCGCAAGCAAGGATGGCCGTTGACGAACAACACGAGCGGAGGCGACGGCGTTCAAGATCTTGCCCCGGAGGCACGAGCCCGAATAGTAGCCGCCGGTCGCGGTCGCAAGCACACGCCTGCCGAGCTTGAGAAGATGCGCATCGCCAGCACTGGCCGCGTATTCGGGCCTGAATCTCGCGCCAAGCAGAGCGCAGCGTTCAAAGGGCGTGCGATGACTTGGGGTGCCAAGATCGCAGAGGTGCTGCGCAAGTTATCACCTGATCAAGAAACCGAAGTCCGGCTACGCCTCTCCGCTGGTGAAAAGGTGAAGGATATCGCGCGTGAATTCGGAATGCATCGGACGAGTATTAGCAAGGTCAAGAAGGGAACGTATCGTGGAAAATAGTTCTAGCGCCCGATGGTCAATCTTCAACGCCGATACCGTCGAGGTTGCCGCGAGCATGCCGACGCATTCTGTGGATTTCTCTGTATATAGTCCGCCGTTTTCGTCGCTGTTCGTATACAGCCCATCACCGCGCGACATGGGCAACGTTAGTACCGACGAGGAATTCTTCGCCGGCTACGACTTCCTCATCAAAGAGCAGATGCGCGTGATGAAGCCGGGCCGGCTCATCGCGATTCACTGCATGAATTTGCCGTCGAGCAAAGTTCGCGACGGCATCATTGGGCTCAAGGACTTTCGCGGCGACCTCATCCGCGCGCACCAGAAGCACGGGATGATCTACCACTCCGAGATCTGCGTCTGGAAGTGCCCGGTTGCGGCGGTCACCCGCACGAAGGCTCTTGGGCTTCTGTACAAGCAACTCCGCAAAGACTCGGCGATGTCGCGCCAGGGCATCGCGGATTACGTCGTCGTGATGCGCACGCCAGGGACCAATCCGGATCCTGTCACGAAGAACGAGGAATCGTTCCCCGTCGAGCGATGGCAGCGCTATGCGTCGCCCGTGTGGGTCACAACTGGCGAAGCCGACGACGAAGGATTCTTGAGGTGCAGCGACGACGAGACGCCTGATCCCGACAGCGGAATCGATCCGTCAGATACTCTCAACGGGCACTCGGCGCGCGAGGAGAAAGACGAACGGCATTTGGCGTGCCTTCAGTTAGGTGTCATTCGTCGTTGTATCCGTCTGTGGTCCAACCCAAACGAGGTAGTCTGGACGCCTTTTCTCGGGATTGGCAGTGAGTTGTATGTGGCGCTGCAAGAAGGCAGGCGCGGAGTTGGCGCGGAACTCAAAAGATCCTATTTTCTTC